TGGTCCATCAGTTACTCACCCATCTGCCCGAATTGCTGCTCTGCTGATCGGCGGTGATCGCCGTCGCGAGGTTGCCGCCGCTGGACTGGAACGCCTGCAGCTCGGCGTAATCGGTGACGTTGAGGAAAATGTGCTTCGTCCGCGACGGGTACGCCGTCGCATTGGCGCTGCCCACTTCGAGAGTGTTGCCGCCGTTGAGCGTGGTCCCGTTCACCGCCGGCCGGGTGCCGCGTACCCCACCCGCGTTCGCGGCGGTGCCGTAGCCGCCGCCGTACTGGTACCAGCCCGGGTACACGGCCGTGTACCGCGATGTGTTCGTCACGGTCGAGTGGCCACCCGCCGAGTCCAAGTCCTCGACGTCGAACGTCAGCGCCGTCCACACCCCGGTGGTCAGCGTCTGCGCGACCGTTTGCCGCAGCTCGAAGATCGGCGGCGCCAGCAGGAAGTTCAACACATCGCGGATGTTGGTGTTGAAATGCGCGGCGAGGGTCACCTCGCCGGCAACCGCGGTGCGGGTGATCGGCACGGTCGACATGTCAGGCTCCCCTCATCGGCAGCCACCCGGGAGATCCCGCGAGGCGGGCCTCCTTCGTCGCGTGTCTGGACGCGCCGACGCGCAGCACGACGTCTGGCCACGGGTCGTCGACGAGTTCCATCAGCGGCCGGCCTTCACCGTCGAGCACCGGCCCGGCGATCGGATCGTGTACGACGTACCGCCACACGCTAAGGTCCTGCTGGTTGCCGATGAGGATCTCCAGCACGGTCGCCGGTACGAGCGGCCCGTGGGCGTCGGCCCGGAACCACACCTCGTCGCCGCCCGCCGGCAGCGGCGTGCGGTCGGCCGGCGGGCGGCAGCGGGCCCAGATCACCATCTCGCGGGTGAAGGGCAGGCCGGGGATGACCGGGGCACCGAACCGGGTTTCCACGCTCACCAGCCGAGGATCGTGGTCGAGTCGAGGACCCCGTAGGTGGTGTCCTCCAGGATCCACGGCTGCATGCTGGGGTTCGCGCCGGCGTTGATCGGCGACAGCTGAGCTGTCACGGTCCACTCTCCCGTCTCGAAGTTGATCTTCGGCTGGCCGATCTTCTCGACGAAGAAGTCCAGCGAGATGGTGAGCCCGGCACCTGCGTTGGCGGCCTTCGCGCGGCGTTTGAACTGCACACGCCAGCCGACCTCGAGCGCCAGGACGACCGGCCACAGGGCCGGGTTGCTGGCCGGGTCGAGGGTGAGCGTGTCAACGCGCAGCATGACCCCGTCGTGGGTGTTGAACACGAAGTCGGCCATGTCCTGGGCCTGCTGGTCGGTGGCGACGTCGACGGTGGCCTCGTAGGAGCGGGCGAAGAACCGGCGGGTGGCGGTGGCGACGTCGACCGCGGCGCCGCCGGCGTACGTGGCGCCGTTCGCGCGGCCGACGAGGACGTCGGCGAATATGTACAGCGGGTCCGGGTCCAGGCGCACGTCGTCGAGGTACGGCACCTCACCGCCGCCGGGGTTCTCGCCGAACACGACCTGCGGGGTCAGGCGTAGCCACCGGTCCTGGCGGCCCTCGAACACGGCGGCGCCGTCCGGTGCGATCCAGAAGGTGCCCTGCTCGGCGACGGTCGTCTCCTGGCTGTCGGTGAGGAGGTCCTTGCGGCCGGTCCACGACGCGGGCTGCATCGTCGTCGCCCCGGCCGAGACGCGGGTGGGTCCGCTGTAGCTGCCGAGCGCCAGATGGCGCAGGATCCGCGTCCCGGTGGTCTCGCCGACGAACGCAGGCTTCCCGGCCGCATAAAGGCCGGCGACTTCGGCCGCGGACAGGGCACGGTTCCATAAGGCGACGTGGGCGAGGGCGCCGTTCACCATGCCGTCGAACGCGCCGTTCGCGAGGAACCCGCCGCCGACGGAGATCGTCCGCGCCTGCCCGGCCAGCATGCCGCCCAGCGAAGCCGTGGACACCGTGCGCGTACCCAGGGAATGCGGGACGCCGTCCACGTAGATCGCGAAGGTCGTGTTCGTGGCGTCCTGGGTGACGACGCCGACCACATGGTGCAGCAGTCCGTCAGCGATCGAGATCGCGAACGACGACGACGCCAGCGAACCGTTCTGGAAGAACAGCCCGTCGGCCTGCAAGTCGAACGGGCGCAGGTACGAGCCGGCGCCGGTCTGCGTCACCGCCTGACAGATGACCTGCACCCCCGACGGGGCCGGTGTCGCGGTCGCGAGGATCCACGCGCTGCCGCTCACGGCCCACGAGGTGCTGATGTTCGCTGGCACGGCGATGGCCCTGGGGGCACCGGTTGTCTGGCCGGCGCCTAGGCAGGTGCCGATCTCCTTGTCGGTGGCGCCGCTCGCCGAGGCGGTGAACGTGACCCCCGCGGCGCCGGGGTCGCCGGGGATGCTCAGGGTGGCGCCCGGCTCGGGGGCGGCGCCGGCTCCGAACTTGCTGGCCACCGGAACCAGCGGCGAGCGGCCGTAGCCGGACGTGTCGGCGAACTGCAAGGTGCTGGTGCCGTCGTTGAGCCGCCAGTAGTACGCCGGGGCGAGGCCCATCACCGCCTGCGTGTACTCAGTGTCGATCTTGATGCTGTTCAACGCGGCGAACCCGTCCACGCACGGGGCTTCGACGAAACCCTCGAAGCCGCGCGACCTCCACACCCGGACCGGCCGCTCCATCAGGTTGCGGAACACCGGATAGATCACCGGACCCGAGGTGGTGAACGCCGACGCCGCCGCGGCCTGCTCGTGTTGGATGGCGTCGATGTCCACGTTGTCGGCCGTCACCGCGCCGATGGTGCCGATCCGGATCGTGTGCTGGGGGGCGGTGGCCGTCCACGTCACCGACAGGCGCACGTACGCGCCCGTGGTGGTGGTCGACGTGCCGGTCACCGCGCCGACGACGCTCACGTCGTCGTAGCCGAACACCATCGGCAGAGCGCCGGTCCAGCCGGTCGGTAGGTCGGAGCGCAAGCCCATCCGCCCGGCTGCGGTGAACGTCGTCTCGCCGGTGAGGGTGAGCTGCGGCGTGGACGGCGGCAGGGTGCCGTCTTTCCAGCAGCTCATGTAGAAGTTGGGGCCGTCTACCTGCCCACGTACCCACGTCCAGGTACCGGGGGTGTAGTCGGCCTGGTCGCCGGCCGGGTCGGCGATGGTGGTCTCGCCGCCGGCGACGCGCTTGCTCAGCAGCAGCTCGACCCGGCCGGTCGGCAGCATCAGCGTCCGGAAGATGTAGAAGTTGTTGTTGGCGCCGTCTTCCCGGCAGATGAACCCGGACTGCGCGGCGACGCCGGTGGAGACCTGCGGCACCATCACCCGATAGCTGAAGATCATGTCCACGGGTCCGGTCATCAGCGTCCGCGTCGTCACACCGAGGGTGGCGACCGAATGCCGGCCCGTGCCAGCCGATGCCGCGTAGTCCGCGTGCACGCCCCCCGAGTCGGTCCACGCCGGCCCGGGCGTACCGGGCCCGAACGCATTGCCCCAACCGCTGGCCACCGTACGCCCGTCGAACGGATCGCCTACCCATACCTGGTCAGTCACGTCCAGCCGCAGCGTGTTCGCCACCGACTGGCGCACGTAGACGCTGGCCGTGTACTGCCGGCCAGGGATGCACGCCACCGGCCACGACACGCCCTGCCGATTACTTGAGGTGGCGACCGCGAACCGGACGTTCTTGCTGCCCTGGAAGGGGCTCGTGTTCGCGACCAGCGGAGTAACCCCACCGATCGCGGTCATCCAGTTCGGGGCGCCGGCACCAACCGTGTACGACTCGAACGACGGATCGACAGCGGTCACGTTGTTGCCCCGCCAGGTGCCGCTATTCAACAGGTTAACCGCGCCGCCGGCCGGCGTGTTCGGCCACTGCGCGATCATGCACGCCTCGCGGAAGGGCTGCACAAGCCCCGCGTACAGCGACGACGGGTTAGCCGGGTTGAGGTACTCGTCCGGGTCGCGGAGCAGAATCGTCGGCTCGGCGGCCATGCTCACGTCGAGTTCGTGGTCGCGGCCCCGCTCGAGGTCGGACACCGACAGCAGGCTGCGAGTCCAGTCCGACCACACCGGCGCCGTCGTGGCGTCGTTCGGGTCCCGGTTCAGGGCGAGCCCGAACCACACGTCTGGCCGGTTCGCGGCCATCAGCTCAGCCCGGTCTTACCGGAGCGGCCCTTGCGGCGCTGCGCGGCCGGGGTGGTCGCCTTGACGATCGTCTTCCCGTCGACCTGGACAGTGGTCTCCACATACATCGGACCCGCGCCGGTCGTGCCGGCGGCGGGCCGGACGATCCCGGCGGCCATCGTCGGCGACACCGTCGGCCCGCCCACGTACGCCAGTTGCGGGCCGCCGGCCATCATCTGCCGCCACGTCGACCACACGGTCGGCATCGCCTTGGTGAGGCCCTGGACGTAGCCGGCGATCGTGTTGGTGCCGAACCCGGCGAACACGACGCTCGGCGAGTGGATACCGAGCGCGTCTTTGAACCCTTCGGCGATCTTCTTCGCGGCGGACTTAGCCTTGTCGACCGCCCACGACAGGACATCCGAGATGCCCTTCACCAGGCCGGAGATGATGTCCTTGCCGGCCTGGTACAGCCAGCCGGGGGCGCCCTTGAAGAACGCGACGATCTTGTCCTTGAGTTCTTTCGTCTTCGCGACCGCGGCGGCGGGCAGCCGGGAGAACCAGCCCACGACCCCGTGGTATGCCTTCTCGATCCAGGCGACCGCGTCGTCCTTGGTACGGCGGAACCAGCTGGTCACCGACGACCACAGCCGCACCACCCAACCGGACACCATCGACCACATGCCGGCGAAGTAGGCGACGACCTGGCCGGGGAACGCCCGCATCCGGGCGATCGTCGCCGCGATGCCCTCGTCCCATTTGAGGGTGATCCACGCCCACATGCCGACGACGACAGCGACGATCTTCCCGGGCAGCGACGACCAGTACAGGAACAGCCGGCCGAGGTAGTAGCCGGCGTCGTAGAGAAGCTGCCGCAACGCGTCGGCCATGATCGACGGGATGGTGTGGATGAACGCCATGACCCGGCCGGGTAGGGCCCGGAACCAGGCCACCACCCCGGCGACCCACGCGCCGACCGCGGCGAGGGTGCGCCCGAACCACGCCTTCACCGACGTGTAGACACCAGACACCCACACGGTGACCGCAGCCCACACACCGGCCGCCCACGAACCGACCCCGGCCGCAGCTTTCTTGATCCAGTCCCAGGCCTTTTTCGCGCCGGTCGCGACCGCCGCCCATGGCGTGTCCCAGCCGCCGGCGATGGCCTTGTCGTGCAGTTTCGCCAGCCACAGGTAGGCGCCCTCCAGCCAGGCGACCGTCTTGCCCGTACCGTCGAGGAAAGAGGTCAGCGCTGTGGTGGCGTCGTCGATGAACCGGACCAGCGCCGGACCGTTCTTGGTGATCGCGCCGAGGAAGTCACCCACCGCGATCGCGATGTCGGGCAGGTCAGCCAGGAAGGCTTCGATCGCCGGCTGGCTGTTGGCCAGGGCATCCTTGGCGGTGAGCAGGAACCCGGAGATGGTCTTGCCCAGCGAGTCCGCCAGCGGCTTCAGCAGCGGCGCTACCGCGTCCAACACGGCTCGCAGCTGCAAGCCCAAGGTGGGCAGGTACTTGGAGAATTCGCGGATCGCGGCGAGCAGCGAGTCGTCAAAGGCGCCCGAGATGGCGTAGGTGAGCTGCTTCTTGATCTGCTCGCCGAGTTTCGCGCCGGCTGTCTGGACGGGCTTGGACAGCATCGCGGCGAGCATGATCCCGACACCGACGAAGCCGAGGCCGAGCCCGACCGCGACCGCGGAGCCGATCGCGGCGGCGATCGCCGGCGACGCGAGGACCACGAACCCGACCAGCACCGGGATGATCATCGAGCTGAGGGAGCCGAGCCCGCCGGCGAAGTTCGCGCCGAACTTCTCCCCGGCCTCGCTGCCCGCCGTGGCGAAGTCGGGGGCGACTTCCTTCGCTAGCCGCTTCAGCCGTTCCAGGTCAGCGATCGCGGTGTTGAGGACGGCGAAGTTCCCGCCCCCCTTGGCCATCTCCTTACGCAAAGTCCGGACATGATCTTCGGCCTGGGTGAGTTCGCGTTTCATGGCGGCGATCGCGGTCTCGCCCTTGCGCATCTTGGAGATCACCAGCTCGTCGAACTCCGACACGGCGGTGCCCGACTTACGCATCGACGCGGTCACGTCGGTGCCCATCGACGTGGATGTCTTACCGAACGCCTTCTGCGCCGCCTCGGCTTCGGCGTAGCCGGCGATGAAGTCCGACGCGTCCGCGCGGAGCTTCTGCACCAGCGGGGGAAGGTATTCCTCGCCTGCGGTCATGCGGCGATCGCCTCCCTCCACGCCCGGCGGTAGAACTCGTGCAGGCGCGCGAGCTGGGCGCGGGTGGTCGGCTTCATGTATGGCCGCGGCGGCAGGTGCGTGCGGTGGCCGCGGCCGGTGTGCCCGCCGAGCTCCTGGATGCGGGAGTAGACGGCGGTCGGGCCGATCTCGGCTTCCCAGACGCCGCGGCGGAGCATCCGCGGGCCGCGGGAACGCACGGTGCGCGCGAGGTTGCCGGAGATCTTCGCCGGGGGTTCACCGGCCGGCGACGGGGTTGGTGTGCCTCGGCGGTGGCTGCGGCGGCGCAGGGTGTTCTTGACCTCCCGGTCGAGGTGGTTTTTCGCCTGCCGGGTCGCGGTGCGGGTGGCCGCGTTGACCGCCCGCACCTTGACCTTCAGCGCGGCCCGCGACTCAGCGAGACCGGACGTTTCGACGTGGAACGACGCCACCCCGGGTCACCGCCTCGTGTTGCGTTCCGCTTCCGCCTTCGCGTCCCGGTCGGCTTTCGCCTGCCGTTCCTCGGCGATCTTCTGCGTGATCGCGTGGACGTACGGCAACCGGGCCCGTAGCCACATCGGGCACTGTTCGACGTCGGTGTACGTCCAGCCGGGGAAGGTGGTGAAGAAGAAGTAGTAGTGCGCCGCCTGCTCATACCGGCGGTCCTCATAGGAGGCCGCCGGGCGGACGCGGTCAGCCGGTTCACCCGCCAGCAGTGCTTTGAGCCGCTGGCGGGCTAGGTAGGGGTGTTGTCGTCGTCCGCGTCGTCGTCCGCGTCCCCGCCGGTGATCTTCTTCAGCACCGGATTCATGTGCTTCTCGATCGTGCGCAGCTGCCGGGCGGTCAGCGCGTTCGTGGACTCGCCCTTGCCGCTCTTGTCGTAGCGCGGGATCCGCAGCCCGGGCTTGCCCGGGATCTCCCACCCATCGACGAGCAGCGCCATGGCGGTCTCGAACAGCTGGTTGGTGGCGGTGCCATTGCCGGGCGCGTCCAGGGCCTTACGTAGCCGCTTGACGTCCTTGCCGGTCAGGTCTTCGGGGTCGGTGAAGGTGACCCAGCCGCCGCCGGGCAGTAGCAGCCGGGGGATGGTGAGCGGCTCATAGTCGGGCACGCCCGGCCGGACGTCGTCCTCATAGTCTTCCATCGGTTGTCCCATCGGTTTGGTGGATCAGTAGGTGGCGGCGGCCACACTGTTCTGAATCGTGACCTTGATCGGGCTGGTGGCGCCGGACGCGCCGGCGTTCGTGGAGTTGGCGATCGCGACGTAGCCGATGTCGTAGCCGACCGCCTCATCACCACGGTTGATCTTCCCGGTGTCCCAGGCGGTGACCTGCATGTCGATCTGCAACGACAGCAGACCCGCGCCGCTGCCGCCGTTGTCGGCGAGGATTTGCACCTGCGGCTGCGTGTTGTTGATCAGCGGCAGGTACGCCGACTCGTCCGCCGGCTTCGAGAAATGGAAGCTGCCGGTCACGCCGAGCGCGCCGCGCTGGATGATGAACGGCACCTGCGAGTTCTGGGCCGTCCACTCCACGCTGATCGCGCGGGTGATCGTCACCTCCCACTCGTCCATCGTCTTGACGAGCGTGCCGCCGGCGGCCGGGCCGCCGATCCCCAGCCGGGCACGCCACGCGGCCAACGTCGGCACCGTAGTCGGCGCGGACGTCTGCGCGGCGCCGGTGATCGCCGACGGGTAGCCGCTGATCTTCCCCGACCAGGTGATGAAGCTGTTGGCGGCGTTGCCCTTCAGCGTCAGCTCGGACAGGCACATGCCCGGGTAGGTGCGCGAGTTCGACGACGCGGGCGGGCCCTGCCAGTCGACGCCGGTCAGCGACCCCGGCTGCGCGGTGCCGGAGTTCAGCAGCGAGAACGCGTGGCTGTTGGGCGTGGCGACGGTGGTGGTCAGGTCGCCGAGGATGTTGTTCAGCCAGAACCCGAGGCCGTCGCAGAACATCGGGCCGCCGATCGCGGCTTCGACGTGGCCGACGCCCTGGACCCGGCCGCGGGTCTCGGCCATCGACCCGACCAGGCTCTTGTCGTCCAGCCACGTGAACTGGTCCTCGGGGTCGAAGCTATCGAGGGGGTGCGTCCAGGTGATCGGGACGACCGCGGTTCCCTGCGTGACTTCCTTGGCGGTGCCAAGGAATCGCTTGGCGCTCGGGTAGGTGACGGGGGTCGCCATCGTTTACTCCTGGCCGCTCGTCGGGGTGGGGGTGGGCTCAGTGGCCGCCGCGGCCGGCTCCGGCGGTTCCGCGGGGGCGTGGACGCGGGTGGCGTTCAGCGCCTCCTGCTCGGCCAGCGCCGCATGCCGGTCGGCCTCGTTGATCGAGCGGACCTCGTTGCGTAGGTCGTCGAGACGCTCCTCGATCGCGGCCCGCTTTTCGTGGTCGACCTCGCCGGTGTCGGCCAGCTCGACCGCGTGCATGTCGGCCAGCTCCGCCTCCGCGGCGGCGAGCTGCTCGACGAGCGAGGTGGTGGGGCCGGCCTTCGCCGGCGGGGTCTTCGCCATGAGGTCCTCCCGGATCAGGCTTCGATGTACTCGGAGGCCGAGAAGTGGATGGTCAGGTACTGCTTCGACAGGTTCGCCGATGTCTCCACATCGGACAGGTGCCATTCGATGAGGTCCGAGCCGGGGCCGTCGTAGTCCTCGCCGATCTCGAACCCGGGCGTCGGCTGCCCGTCGAGGCCACCCGACCCGCAGGTGCGGTCGGAGTGCAGCCGATCCCGGAGCGCGTCGAGCAGCGTGCGGGTGTAGTCCTCGACGTCTTCGGCATCCAGCGCGGTCGACCGGACGAACACCTGCAGCACGACCTCGTGGGAGACCTTCTTGCCGCCCGACACTGGCCCGGCGAACGCGACCCGCTTCTCCGCGCCGTCGGACAGCCGCACGACCATCACCGACCCGGACGCGGTCCCGGCCGGCTGGCCGAGGTACCACTGGGCGGCGTCGGCGTCCTTCGGTTTCCCGCGCCGTACCGCGCCGAGCCCAGCAACCTGCGGGGTGTTGTAACACTTGAACGCCGCCACGTACGCGCCGCCGAAGAACACGCCGATCTGGTCGATGACCGAGCTGCTACTCACCGCTGATCCCGCATCCGCTGCAAGAGCCGCTTCGCTTCGGCGACCAGCCCGGCGCCGGTCTGCCGCGCGTCGGATTGCCGCGTCGACGGGCCGGAGTCGCTGTCCGGCCACTCGTCTTCGGCCTGCCGGTCCGGGTGGGTGAGCATCGCCGTCCCGTACAAGATCACGGCCTCGTGTGTGTCCGGGGACAGCTCCGACACGCCCGCGCCGGCGGTGTGAGCGTTGACCGTGTTCGTGGTGAGCGCGACCGGATTCGTTCCGGGCACATAGGCGGCCGACACCTGCACGGCCTCTTCCTTTCCCGGTTCCCAGATCCGCAGGATCGCCCCCGGGCGTACCCCGGTCACGTCGGTGAGCTGGAGGGTGTTCGCGCCGCCGGCCGGGTTCCCGACCAGCAGGGCGTTGACGTAACCGGCCGCGTAGGTCATCTGCACGTACAGGTCAGCTGACGGGCTCGGCGTGCCGATCTGCAACGCCCCAGGGCCCCACGACCACGACCCGCCGCGGACGTCGTAGACGATCGTCTCGTCGTACTCGATCCACACCGTCGGATTCGCATACGTGTTCAGCTGGCCCGGGGTGAAGCCCCAGGCCAGGGAACTCACCGACCGGACCGGCGTGTCGGCCGCGTGGATGAGAAGCCGGCCGCGGCGGTCGGCGCGCATCCGCATCTGCTCGGTGTTCGTGTGCGCGTGCAAAGGCATCCCGACGTAGCCGGCCGCCCAGTTCGACGACATGAGCAAGATGTTGTTCAGCTCGATGTCCTGATCACCTGCTGTCGGGTCACCCGAGCGCAGGTTGTTCAGGTCCAGGAACGTCGGGTGCGCCTTGAACGCCGGGACGGTGACGAACGGCAGGGT